TGGCATCAGCCGGTGGCACGATGCCCGTGCCTGCGCCGTCCATCGCCAACGCCCGGACACCGGCCAGCGCGGCCGACCCGCCGTACGCGCCTTCCGGCACACCTGCCACATGCATCAGATCCGCCTTCACGCGTCGGGTGATGTTGCCCCGCATCTTGCTCTGCGGTCGCGCGAACGCGATCGAGAAGTGCGGGCGCATGCCTTCCTTGACCTCGTCGAGGTAGTCGTCACCCTCCGGTGAGTCGTTCACGTGCCCCTCGACGAACAGGTGCTTCGGGTCGGCGCGCGCCATGGTCAGCTTCCCCACCCGCACGCCGCCGTGCACGTCGTGCAGGTCGAACAGGGGAACGCGGTACATCGCGCGCATCTGGTGGTTGAACGCGTTGCGGTCCCATTCCTCGACCAGGCTGGGATCGATCCGTGCGGGCTGGTCGAACGGGACGGCCGCGCCGAACACCGTCCGGCCATCGCCACCCGATCGAACCTCGACCTCGCCCTCGAACGCGCGGTAGAACACGCCGTCATCCATGGTGGGCTCCCTGGTGATGTGCCGTGAACGCGGCACGCCCGGCCGCGGTCGCCAACATGATGTTCGTCGTCTCGCCGTCGGCCTGTTCGGGTGTGACGCCGTGCTCGACGAGGAAGTCCCGCAGTGTCGTCCACGGGTTCGCCGCGCCGATGTAGTGGGCCGACCCGGCCGGGCTGGTCAGCCAGTTCCACAGGTTCCGGCCGTGCTCGGACAACTGCAGCTGCGACACCGCGCGCTGACCGGCCGCCGGTGGCAGTTCAGGTATCCGGTCGGCAACCGCCTGCACCGGCTCACCCGGCGGTGGCACCGAGATACCTGCCTTCGGGTCGGTGAGCATCAGGGCCTTCTCGGCCTTCGCCGGGAACGGCTCGTCGTCGATCCCGGCGACTGCGGGCAGGCGTTCCATCCTGCGGACCTCGGAGCGCAGCAGCCACCCGGCGCCGATGCCCGCGGCGTAGGCCGTGTACCGGGACTGGGTGTCGCCGCGCAGGAAGTGATCCAGGTCCGCCCGGACACACGTGCCACGCGGGAACGCCAGCGAGTAGGTCTGCTCCCAGTTGACGAAGTGCCCGCCCATTGTCCACTTGAGCAGTCCGAGCGCCTCACTGTCGACCGTGGCGTACGTGAGCGAAGTGCCACCGGAGTTGGTGGAGTTCACGAACCCGGACGGCAGGCCGAGGAGGTTCGCGATCTCGTTGAGCGACAACTGACGGGCCTCGACGAGCTGCATCTGGTCTGGATTCCAGGAGATCGCCTCGAACTCCAGTCCGGAGTTCAACGCGGCCACACCACCCTCGTCGCGCTTGCTCATCCAGTCGTCACGCGCCTCGGACAGCTCATCGGGTTCGATCGGGTCCGGACCCGTGTACTTGATGTAGCCGGGCGGCACACCATGGCGGGACATGTTGCGGGCCTGCCGCTGCTGTTCGTGCGCCGTCACGATCGCCCCGGCGAAGTGAGCTTCGAGAATCCCGAACCCACGCATCGCGCCCGGAACACACGGGCCCTTGACGTGGATCACCTCGTCCGCCGAGTAGGACTGCCCGGCGATGCTGTACTCGATGGTGCCGATGGGCAGCATGGAACCCGACCCCGGACCGACCCGACGGACACCGCACCATGCCGTCGGGACCGGCCATACCGAGGTCGGCCGGCCCGCCGCGTCGCGGGTCGCGATCACGCCGATGGCGTTGCCGTTGATCAGGTAGTCCAGGAACTGGCTCTTGAACGTCACATACCGGGTGTCCGGCGGCGAGGGCTGCTCCAGCAGCGGCGGCCGCGGTGTGATCAGCTCCTCCTGATCACGGCCGTGGATCGTGTACGCGTCCCAGTCCACCTGCGCCAGCAGATCCGCCAGCAGGTTCGAGCCCCGCCAGAACGCGGGGATCGACATCACGTCGTACCACAGCGCCAGACCCGAGTAGCCTGACACGCCCTGCGGTGCGACACCGAGCGACGAGTTCAGGTTCGCCAGGAAACCGAACCGCGGACCGGTGGTCGGCGCAGCGTCGGGAATCTGGCCGATGGACCGGGTGAACGCCTTACGCAGCCCCATCAGCCGGCCTCCCGCTCGAACAGCACACCGAGCCCGACCGCCAGGACGCCACCGACCAGCAGGGTGATGGCCAGCCCCCACAGCAGGAACACGCCCGCCACCACAGCGGCCAGGCCCAGCACCTGCAACGCCTCGGACAGGTGCGCCCTGCTCGCGGCGGCCCACTTCGCCAGTCCGGGCAGCACCGTCGCCAGGAACGCCAGTAGCTTGGCCATCAGCCGACACCGCCGCGCAGAATCCGCACGTAGTCCTGCGCGACGCGGATCCGGTGCGCCACCGCTTCCCACGTCTCGTCAGGACCGGCACCTGCGGCGTCACCGAGCAGGGCGATCACCTGGCGGGCCTCGTCGAGTTCCTGGGTGACCTGCTTGAGCTTGTCCGCCCTGACCGTCCGGCCAGTCTGGTTCTCAGTAGGTTCGGTTGCAGCCATTCAGACCACCAGTTTCAGAATCGGACGCGATGCCGCGTCTCGAATTTCGGCCCACTCGCGCCCCGACCACCTCACGGCCGGTTCTGCTGACAGCACGCCGAGCGGATGGCCAGTCAGGGTGCGTGACCCGTCAAGCCACCGCACAGCCCCCGGTTCCAGGTCAGGTTCGTCGTCAGCGTTGTCGAACCACATGTCGAGGTGCTTCTGACAGAGCATCACGCGATTCTCAGACGGGACACACGTGAACTCCGCGACCGCCCAGGCGTCCGCGGTGTCGCCCACCTCGTGCGCGTAGCAACGCATCAGACCACCATCTTCATTCGCTTGCGTGGTGGCGGCAGGGTGCGCGCCAACCGGACAGCACCAGCGGCCGCGTAGGCGCCGTGCACGTTGCCCTGGCCGCGCCGAACGAAACGCCACCCGTCCCCGGAGTTCCACTTCTTGGCCCCGGCGATGTGCCCGTCCAGGACCTTGTCGCCGGAGTGCACGACCTGCCCGGCCGCGACCAGCGCGGCGAACTCCTGACACAGCTCGGTCACATCCGAGCCGGTCAGTTCGATGACCTCGAAGCCGCGGCGGAACACCGGTTCCCCCGTTCCTCTCGTCTTGGTGGCGAACAACATGCGGATGTCCGTCGCCATGCCCGCGGCCGGGCCGGACGGGAACCAGCCGAACCGCTCCGGCTGCAGCGCCTCGTCGATCGCCCGCAGATCGCCGAGCGCCTCGGTGAAGGTGCGCCACGTCTTCAGCACCTGCACCCTCACCCGACCGTCCGGCATCGACGCGCCGCCGAGCAGGATCACGCTGCCGTCCTCCGGGGACACGTCCAGGCACAGCACCAGGCGCTCCGCGTCGGCCAGGCCGTTGCCCACGGCGTCGGCGGCCGAGCGCCAGGCGGCCAGGTCGACCGCGCCGTCCAGGCTGGCCACTGCCTGGCACAGGACCTCGGACCGGAAGATGGCGGGCGGGTCGGTGTCCAGCGCGGACTGGATCGCGTCCTCGGAGATCAGGTAACCCAGGCTCGGGTTGGCCTGCGCCCAGGCGTCCCGGTCGTCCAACTCGCACCCATCGGGCCCGGAGTACTCGGCGATGAACAGCGAGGCCGTCTTGCCGTTCAGGGCGTTCGCGCGGATGCCGTTCAACACGACGGCCTCCTCGCCGCCGCTGTTGCTGTACAGCCACGCCTGGCCGTTGGTCACCGCGTTCTGTGTCTTGGACAGCGCCGACCACGCAGCCCACGACGTGTGTGTCCGCAGCTCGTCGATCGTGAGTTGATCGATGGTCAGCGACCGGGCCGCGTCCTCGTTGGCCGCCCGGATGATGTACTCCCGGCCACCGGTCAGCGTCAGGGACTCCTTGCCGTTGCCGCGCCGGAACGCCACCCGCTGAGACAGCAGGGCCGGGCACGCGTCCACCAGACTGTTGGCCATCTCCAGCATCCGCAGCGCGATCGTCACGTCCTGCGCCGTACCTACGCACAGGGCCACGCGGAGCACGAACATCTTGAACAGGTTCAGCACACGAGACAAATGGGACTTTCCATTTTGTCTCGCAACCAAGATCAGGATTGTGCGGAACCGGAACCGCCACCCAGCCTGATCGGTCGTGCATCCGGGCGCCAACTCCAGCGCGTGGATCACCACCCACCGCTGCCAGGGCAGCAGCGGCGCCCCGATCATGTCGGCGAAGTCGACGACCGCGAAACCCCACGTGTTCGTCCGGTCCAGCGGACGCAGCGGCTCGGTGAACAACCGCGGTTCGGTCTTGCCCACCAGGCGCCCGCCCGCTGCCGGGTGCGAGGGCAGCAGGACCTGCCGAACAACCTCGCCGTCGGCCACCACCGGGCCGCCACCGGCCGACTCCGGCACCTGTGGCGGGGCGTCCTGCTCGCGGCGCCACGCGGCGTACAGGCGGCTGTACCGCTGCCGGGCGTGCAGGTCGCACAGCTCAGCGATCCGTTCGTCCGCGTCGCCACCGATCGGGTCGTTGCGGCACGGACGGCCACGGGTACCACCAGCGCAGCGCAGCAGGACCTCAGGCACCTGGAGGCACCCCCTGCACAAGATGCATCAGCCCAGCCGACGCCGGATCAGGAACGGTCTGCGCGGGCTTGCCCTTCGCCATCGCCGCGCGGGCCTTCGGCGTCGCGCCCAACTCGACCAGCAGGGCCGTCAGCTTGGGGCCCAGATCGGCCAGCGCGGACCGAGCCGTCAGCTTCAGCCGCAGGGCCTTGACCTCGTCAAACGTGTCCGACTCGTCGTCGACCTTGGCGAGCACCTTGTCCGCCCAGCGTTCGGCCGACTTGGCCTCGTCGATCGCGCGGGCGTAGGTGTCGGCCAGCTTCACCGCCGCCTCGTCCGCATCGGGCAGATCCAGGACAGCCAGCGAGGCAGCCACAGCCGGCGCGAGCAGCCGGTCAGCCGCCTGCAAACCACCCGCCACACCCGCCATACCGGAAAGTCTACGGCCGAGACGGTCTCTCACCGAAAAATCTCCGTCCGACACGCACTAGACCAGGAGATGTCTCACCACGATGTACCGCGCCCCGGGACCGTCTGCTGTGCCTCTGGGGAGGGAGGGTCAGAAGGGACGGGGATGTTCCGACCGATCTTGGGCCTAAAAAACCGCAGGTCAGAGCCTTGTGGAAGTGATCTTCATCGTCGCAGGTCACAGCCTTGCGGTGTGTCACATGTGGACTGACCGGGGTGTCCGGTTCGCCTGGCTAGTCGGCTGTGCGTCGGATCCATGACGGTGGCGGGCGCCAGTTGGTGCGCAGCGGGCCACGGTCACGGAGTTCATCCCAGGTGAGTAGCGGCCAGGTCAGTAGCGGCTCATTGCCTGTTGGGTTCCACCAGCCGTGGACCATACGTACCCACTCGCGTCCGTCGCTGTCGGTGATCGTGACGCCGCCTGGTGGCTGGTGGGTGCTGTCGTAGACCTGCATGTCAGCTTCCCTTCAGTCGCTCAGATGCCACTGCTGTCGGTAGTCAGGATGGGTGGACCACTCGGAGGCCAGCAGGCGCGCGAACCACTCGTGCTGGGCGCTGGCGATGCGTGAGATGCCCGGCCCCGCACTGGCGTCGTGAGGCACGCAGCGTTCGCCTGCTAGGCATGCCTGGCAGGGCTCGAACTCGTCCAGCAGCCGCCGCTTGGCCTCGACTCCGCGGAGCACGCGAGCTGGGTCGTGGCTTGCGATGTGCTCTGCCACCTGCTCGCGCACCGCGGCGACGAGGACGCCACCTGAGTCGGCGACGGCCCGTTCGTATGCCCTGGCCAAAGCCGGGTTGGATGGCCAGCTTGTCGGGAGTTCCCATTCGGAGAGCAGGGTGCGGCCGATCGCCTGCCGTGCTGCCTGCTCGTCGTCGTCCAGTCGGGCCTGGATGAATGCGGCGATGTCGTCGCTCACGTGGTCACTCCTCGTTCGTGCCGGTGCCCAGTCTGGCAGCGAGCCAGGCAGGCATCTCGTGCTCGGCCTCGTCGCGGCCGGGTTGGCCGGCCTTCTGGTTGCACAGCCGGTGCGCTGCTTGTAGGTAGCGCGGGTCGTCGCCGACCAGCCGCCGGTCGCGGGTGTGGTGGACCTGGGCGGCCATCGGGTGGTCGCGCGGTAGTCCGCGTTGGATCGGCTCGTGGCAGAGCTGGCACACCCAGCCGTCGCGTTCCAGGATGGCCTGGCGCAGGGCTCGCCACCGAGGTGTTGAGCCCTGCGCCCACGCCTTGCTCACGTCACTCGTCCAGGTGTTGTCAGGCCATCACCACTAACGTGCCGTGTGGGGCCGACGATGATCGGGACATGGCAGTCACGGTCAAGACCAAGTTCGGCACATACAAGTACGTATCGGGCCACTCCATCGGCATCTCGGAGGCACATCTGCTGGTAGCCGATAACAGCGGTAGGACCATCGCCTTCTACGCCCCGGAGTGCTGGGTCAGTGCAGATACCGAGGACGCCGAGGAGGCCGAAGGTCACGACCTCGTCGAGGTCTACTGATTGGGCGAGACCGGTCACCGGTACCTCGGTGACCAGTCGCGCCCTACCAACTGATGTCGACATGGTCAGCGCTGGTCCCGGCCGATCTTGGCGAAGTGGCCGCGCCAGTCGAGCGTGATCTTCTTGCAGGGACCGAACCGGTTCTTCTCGACGCCGAGCACGATCTGGCCGGTCGGCTTGCCGGCATACGGGTGGTCGGCCGGGTGGCGCGGGCGGTGCAGCAGCACGACGAGGTCGGCGTGGGCCTCGATGCCGCCGGACTCCCGGAGGTCCGCCAGGGACGGTTCACCGCCGCGCTTGACCGACTCCCGGTTCAACTGCGAGGGCAGCACCACGGCGCAGTCCAACTCGCGCGCCAAGTTCTTGAACCGCCGGGCGATCTCGGAGACGACCTGCTCCCGGTTCTGGACGCCCTTCAGGGACATCAACTGCAGGTAGTCGACGGCCAGCACGTCCAGGCCGTGACGGCGCTTGTGCGCGCGGGCCATCGATGCGATCAGGTCGACGGTCAGGTTCGCCCGGTCGCACACCCACAGCGGCAACTGGGGTGCCCGGCTGACCAGCTTCGCGTGCTTGCGCAGGGAGTCCTCGGTCAGGCGCTTGGCGGCGATCTCGCCCATCTCGATCTCGGCGTCGTTGGCCGCGATCCGGCCGCCAACCTCGTCGGTCGACATCTCCAGGCTGAACACGACGGCCGAGTAGTCCTGGTTGGCTGCGTGCACCGCGATCTGGTGGGCGCCGACGGACTTGCCGTCGCCGGGCCGGGCGCCGATCACGACGAGGCGCCCGCGGTGCAGCCCACCGGCGGTGATCTCGTCGAACTCCGGCCACGGGGACGGGATGGGCTGCTCGGCGAGGTCGGGGCCGTTGCGGTAGTCCTGGTCCAACTTGGCCAGGACGGTGCCGATGTGGACCAGGCCGCCGGATTCCTCGGTGACCTCGGCGAGCCGAGTCAGCTCCTCGACCGCCACCGCCACCGAGGTGTCCGCATCCTCGGCGCTGTACGCGCGCTGCCGGGCCCGGTCCAGGGTCTCCACGACACGGCGCAGCTTGCCCGCCGCGATGACCTCGGTGACCACGGTGGGGTACTCGTAAGTGACCGGGACATAGCCGTCCAGTCCGTCGAGGAGCTGCGGGTACGCGGCACCGTGCACGACGGTGCGGACCTCGGCAAGCAGGGAGCGCCGGTTGATCTGTTCCTCTCGGGCGCGCAGCCGCTGCGCTGCCGCCCACAGCCCGGCGAGATGCGCGTTGCCGAAGCTGGCCGGGTCCACCCGGCGCAGGGCGTCGTCGCGCAGGGTGCGCAGGGTGACCGGCAGCAGCAGGCCGATCAGGTACCGCTCCTCGTCGGGGCGGTCGAGCGGGAATTCCTCGGTCATGGTGCCTCGTTCGTGATCAGGGCGACGATCGCGTCGTGGTGGGCTTCGATCCACGCTCGGTTGTGCAGCAGGGCGTCCTCGCCGGGCGCCGGTTCGATGTAGCCGGTCCGGTACTCCTGGTGGATCTCGATGACCTTGCCCGCGGTCCACTGTGCGCGTAGCCAGTCCTCGACTCCGACGGCGGTGGGCGCGTCGTCTTCGTACTTCCACATGCCCTTGCGGAGCCACGGGCCCGGGGTCTTGACGAACTGCCGGTCGGTCATGCCCTCGCACTCACGGGCGTACCGGCCTGCCCCGGCGATGATCTGGTCCACGGTCCAGACGACGCCGTCCTTGTCCGGCTTGTGGATGGACTTCAGCACAACCGCCCACGCCGTCCGGGCGTCGTCCTTGTTCATCGCCTTGCCGGGGCCACGCTTGGGGTAGGCGGACCAGAACTCCGGGAAGCGGTCCGGTGGTGGTTCGGTCGGCTGGTCGAAGAGTATTGGTGGTTCTTGGTGTGTAGCTTTAGGAATCCCTCGCTCTGAGGGTTCTTGATGACCAGAGTGATTGTTCTTGGTTCTAGAACCATCACTCTGATTCCCCTCAGGCTGAGGTTTCTTGGACGCCTTCGACGGGCCTGCTGCGGCGACCTTCAAGGCTGGCTCCTGCACCACGTACAGCGCGCTGGTGCGGCGGCGCCGCTGCTGCGTGACGAGCCCGGCCGCGACCAAAGCGCCGAGGTGTCGAGTCAGGGTCGCCGGGGCCAGGCCGGTCCGCTCAACCAGCTCGGTGGCGAACGGCCACGCCTTCCCCGCGTCGTCCGCCCGATCCGCCAGCGCGACGAGCACGAGCTTCGCCGGTGGTGGCAGAGGGACGGACCACGCGAGGTTCATCAACCGGTTGCTCACGACGACCACCACTGCGCCTGCCAGGTCAGCACGCTCTGATCGGCTTCCAGGTGATAGGAGTTGGACAGTCGCAGTGCGCGCCGGAGGTCGGCCCGGTGCTGGTCCACGTCGGCCTGTACGCCTGTGGACTGGCACCGAACCAAGGACCCCTCGGCGACCGCGTATGCGGCCATAAGCTGTTCGTGCAACGTCTCGACCCGCTCCCACGCCTCGATGGACGCTTCACTCAACCGGCACCACGCTGGGGGTACTGAGCCGTTCGATCGACTCGCCGAGCAGCACACGGCGCACCAACGCGGCGGTCTCGGCGGTCGGACCGCGGTGGTCGAGCAGGGACAGCGCCAACTGCCGCTGCTGCCACAACTCCGCCCGGCCGGGCGAGCCGAGCGGGACCACCAACGCCGGGCGGCTCACGGGGTCCGCCTGGCCAACCGCTCGACAGCCTCGGCGAACCCGAGATGTTCGATCTTCATCACGAAGGTGATCACGTCGCCGCCCTCACCGCAGCGGGTGCAGTGGTACAGGTCGCGGCTGGTATCGACGCTGAACGTCCGGGTCGCCTCGTCATCGAACGGGCACAGGCCCGTCAGCACATCGCCGGCCCCGTCGAGAACGACGTACTCGCTGACGACGGCGACCAGCCGGACGCGTTCGCGGACCGCCACGATGTCCGCCTCCCGGATCCGAGGTGCCCGCCGCGCCGCGTCGTCGGCGGTGACCTGCCGCAGGATTGCGGGCATCGCGAACTCCAGCGTCTCCAGGAGCACCCGGTACAGCCCGTCGGCGGGGACAGCGTCCCTGATCCCGGCGACGATCTCGGCCAAGTCGCCGTTGCGGTCCTCGGGGTCGGTGGCCTGCCAGGCATCGGCAGTCGGTACGCAGCCAGCGAACGGGAACAGCGCGTCGATCACGTGGTCGGTCAGCTTCCTCTCGACCGGCGGCATGACGGCGGCCATCTCTTCGCACAGGTGCTCGATCCACGCCTCGGCGTGCCACACGTCCTCACGGTCGCGCGCGGGGCGGCCGACGCGGTCCAGGGCCAGGAGGACAGCTTTCTCCCGGTTGATGCCGCCGCGGGCAGGCTCGTTGATCGATCCGCCTGGTTCCCAGCTCTCCTGCACGATGTCCTCGTACGCGGCCAAGAGCGGGAAGTTCTGCCGGTACTCGTCGCGGATCTGCTCGCGAGTCTTCATGCTGCATTCCCCAGTTCCCCGGCGGCAGCGCGGCCGGCGTCGGTGATGGTCCACAGCGCGTGATTGGCGCCGTGGTGTCGCCGGACCTCGCCGGAGTCCGCGACGAACCCCGCCGTGACCAGCTCGACGCGGCGGGGCCGCTCGGAGTTGGGGGACAGACCGAGGCGTTCGGCGATCTGCACGTCGGTGGCCGGACTGTGCTGGACGAGCCACAGCAGCACACGGGCTCGCTGGCTGCCGGACCGGACGGCGGCAGCGGCGGCCCGTGAGGTGGGGGCACCGTCACGTCGCACCAGGCCCTCATCGTTCGTGGTGGCCTGCCCGACGAGCTGGGCGATGGCCTCCTCGATCAGCGTGCGGGCGGCGGGCAGGTCGGTGGTCAGCAGCGTGGTGGCCCTGCGCAGGCTGGCGATCGGGGTGAGCGCCATCGGCGCGGTGTCGAACAGCCCGGCCTGCTGGGGGTAGGCGTGCGGGTCGGTTGCGGCCGAGTCGGGTCGCCGGTGTCGCCCGGCGCTGTTACCCTCGGGTACGAGCATTTGGGTCTCCTGAGTGTTCGTCACGGACCGCTCGACCTGTGCCGCCAAGCTGAGGGTCGGGTGGTCCGTCTTCTGGTGGGGTGCCGTGTTCATCAGGCCACCCCGGCCGACTCGGCCAACTCCTTGTCGAAGCGCTCGATCTCATCGATCGCGTACAGGACACGGCGGCCAACCTTCACGCCCTTCGGGCCGTAGCCGATCATTCGCCAGTACCGCACGGTTGAATCCGGCGTCCGGTACCGCACGCCCACCTCGGTGGTAGTCAGGTAGTCAGGTCTCTCCTGGTCAGCCATGTAGGCTTCCGATCCGTCAGGGCGCTTACGAAGTGGAAGCACCGTTGGCCGTCACCGTACTCCCGTTGACTCCTTCAAGTCCAGCAGGTACCTTCACATCATGAACCAACGCGAGCCAACGCCTGAGAGGGTCTTCGCTGGTCGCCTGCGTGAGTTGAGGACAGCCCAGGGACTCTCGCAGGCTGCGCTCGCCGAGAAGATGACGGCGCTCGGTCACAAGATCAATGATCTGGCGATTCTGCGCATTGAGAAAAACCTAGAAGACCCACTCAAGGCTCGGCGAGTGAATCTCAACGAGGCGACGGCGATTGCTTCCGCGTTGGGAGTTGGCCTGCTTGAAATGCTCCGCCCGGAACCTCCAATAGCCGATCAAGTCGCAGCAGCAGAGAAAGAACTCGTGGCACTACGCCAGGAATCCACGGAAATTTCGGCGCGCACGCACGAAGCATATGAGAACCTTGAGCGACTTCGAATTAAGCAGAAGTCGGAAATGAGGCTCATTGCACTGAAGGATGAGCTGAGTCGAGCAAACGATCAACGAATGATGGCATCTATACGGCTCTCACAGGCCTCCATGGCAATGGAAGCCTCCATGCGAGCCTTTAATGTTGCTGAGCATCACGAGACGGATGAACTTGAAGAACTAAGAAAGGTTGCGGATCGTGACAATGTCAATTATCATGCAGCGGAGAGAGATTTTGCGGCCGCAGTCGCGCAACAGAATCAGCTTGAGTTGATGATAGAAGAACTCGAAACGAGGATGTAGCGAATGGGCTACACCAAGGACCTGTGGACCCGCCCTGAGAAGCAGCCGGACGGCAAGACCAAGCGCGTCCCGAACGCCCGGCACGGCAAGGGCAAGCGGTGGCTGGCCTGCTGGCTCGACCCGGACGGCCAGGAGAAGGCGAAAGCGTTCGCCACGAAAACTCCCGCCGACAAGTATTGGCGCGACCAGGAAGCGGCGAGGGACCGCGGCGAGTACGTGGATCCGAAGGCGGGGCGGGAACTGGTGTCCGACCTGGCCGCCCGGTGGCTCGCGTCGGTCTCGGTGGACCCTGCCACCGAGGAGCGCTACGACGAGATATGGCGGCTGCACGTCAAGGAGGAGTTCGGCAAGCGCAAGGTCAAGACGATGACCAAGCCGTCAGAGATCCAGTCGTTCCTGTCCGGCCTGAGCCGCAAGTACAGCGACTCGACGGTCGGTCTCGCCCGCCTGGTGCTGGGTGGACTGCTCGAACTGGCCGTGGCCGATGGGGACCTGCGCGCCAACCCGGTGCGGTCGCGGGTCGTGTCCATCAGCAAGCGCCCCTCGGAGAAGATCGTGGTCCGCTCCGACGCCGAGGTCTGGGCGCTGATCGACGGCCACCCTGAGTCCCTGCGCGCGCTGCCGCTGGTCGGTGCGACCGCCGGTCTGCGCGAGGGGGAGTTGTTCGGGCTGGCCGAGCGTGACATCGACTTCGACCGCCGTGTCCTGCACGTGCGCCAGCAGGTCAAGCGGCTGGGTACCGCGACGGTGTTCGGGCTACCGAAGAACGACTCGGAGCGCATCGTTCCGATGGCGGACGCGACCGCCGAGGTGCTGCGGGCGTACATGGCGCGGTTCAAGCCGGCGCCGGTCACGTTGCCCTGGGAGCGCCCGGACGGCCAGGCCCGGACGCTGCGGCTGGTGTTTCTTCACCCGGACACCGCCGAGTACCTGCGCACGACGACGTACAAGCGGTACTGGGACCCGGCGTTGCAGGCGGCTGGGATCATCGGGGCACCGGTCAAGGCCGCGGACGGCCGGCAGCGGTACGTCGTCGGCGAGAAGAACGGCCGGCACCTACTCCGGCACTACTACGCGGCAACCCAGTTGGCCGGCGGGACGAACATCAGGGAATTGGCCGACTACCTCGGCCACCATGACCCGGCGTTCACCCTACGTATCTACGGTCACCTGGTGGCCGACAGTCACGACCGGGCCCGGAGGGCGATCGACGATCGGTTCTTCCGGCCGCGCGCCGTGTCGCACGGAACTACGACGGAACAGGGGGTGTCTCGGTGATCCGCGACAACACCTCCGGTGCTGGTCACATGGTGTTCAACCATGATCCACAGTCGAGAAGTTGTACATCGGCACGCCGAGCAGCACGGTGTCCGCCTCGATCAGCTCGTCGATCAGTTCGCTGCTGATCTTCCAGCCGACCCGCTGCTCGTCGGTGTGGTCCTCGTCCGGTGTGGCGGCCGCCGTGAAGCTGGCCTCGTCCAGGTGCGGCACGGGGTCGACCGCGAGGTCCCGGTAGACGTACGTGCCGTCCGGATGCGCCGCCCGCCACGCCTGCGCGTAGGCCGCGCTCAGCTCCCTGGAGACCGAACCCGACCAGCGCATGCTCGCGTCGAGGTGCAGTAGCTGTGCCATCCGTGTCCCACGTCCTTCGTCTCGGTCGAGAACATCCTGTAGCAGAACATACGTCTGCAATACCTTCTTGTCCAAGACGATCTGATGTGAGAGAAGTCATCGACTATCATCGAGACGTGGACGAAGACCAGGTCGAGGCATGTGCGGCAGCG